CAGCCCTGTAACGAACTTTACGCATCAAATCACCAGTTTCATCGTAAACATAATACATAATTAATCTTCTAGTCTTTCGCAAAGATACTGAATAGCTTCTTCTTTTGTAGATGCTTCATATCCACCACAAATAGGAACTTTTTGCCCATTTTCATATTCAGCAACCCAAACAGCAGGAATTGTTGCACGAACTCTTGGGTTATAAAATTCTTCCTCAAAATAAACATCAATGCATCTATTAATTGCCATACTATTTCCTTTCGTTATTAATTACTACAATCATAGTATTACATAGAACTATGATATTTGCAACAATTATTTATCATAGTTTTATGGGGTGGGGTGATGCCACGAAAGGATCTGCTTGGTTGTGTGAAAAAGCAGAAAGTAGGTTTATAGTCTTGCTCAGGACTTACATCACCCCATAGCTGGTTAGAACGGTATATCATCATCCATTTCTGATAAACCACCTACCGATTTAGGAACTAAACTTGCAAATGGATCTTCTGTATCTTTTGGTTTAGCTTCAGATTTATTTCCCAGTAATTGTAATGAATTAGCAATTATTTTGGTAGAGTATTTTTCAATTCCATTTTTATCAGTATATTTATCAGTTTTTAATTTACCTTCAACATATACTGGATTACCTTTTGCTAAATACTTACTAGCAATTTCAGCCAATTTACCAAAAAAAGAAATATTAACATATTCAACCATTTCTTTTTGCTCACCTGATTTATCTTTATATTTTTCATTACAAGCAATCGTAATATTGGTTACAAAAGAACCATCCGAAAATGCTTTTTGATCAGGATCTTTTGTTAAATTACCAATACCAATCCATTTATTTACTGATGCCATTTTTGAATTCCTTCATAAGTTGTACTTCATTTTCTACTTCATTTAAAAATTTCTTAATTTCAGTTTCCATTTGCTGAATATAATTTTCATCACGATCTAAGCGAACTATAAACAATTTAGTGTTGTCACTCATTCTTGGATCATAGGAAACAAAATCAACCCATTTAGCACCAGTGCAAGACATTTGTGCCATCATTTGTGGAATATACTTAGCTGGTGGTTTGCCTTCTTTTAGATAGCTCCAATGAACTGCTGATTGATAAGGACACTTTATTTCAATCAATCCTTCACCAACTAAGCCATCAGGAGAGCAACCAAACCAAGGTATTGTAGGATGATCTACAAAAGCAACCTGCTCTACAAATGTTTCACATGAAACCTCATAAGCCAATCTAGCTTCATCTTCATAGTGTGAACCATGTGCCATAGCATCATTCTTAAAACCTTCTTCTATGATGCCTGTCATTCGCTGGAGAGCTAGTTCTATTAGATAATTACCTCGACTAGCTGAAACTCCAGTTTTGGTCTTAGCCATTACATCAGCAACCCTGCTGGCAGTAACTTTACCCTTACGAAGTTCATGCCATTCTAATGTTCCCTGTTCAATCATTTTTTTTCACCTTTAAGTTTTTCTTGGATATTTTTTAATAAAGATTCAACACGATCATTCCAAATTTGACTATCAACTGATTGTGGAAAAGGAATTAATTTATTATTAATTTCCATTTCTACAATAGTTAAACAAATATCTATTTGTTTATTAAGTAAATCATTCACAAGATTATCCATTTAATTTACCTTCTATAATTTGTTGTTTACGAACTCCACAAGCTGTACGAATTTGAGTTAAGAATTCTGTATTTCTTGGATATTTAGTGGATGCTGATTTAAAAATATTTACAAGCTGATCTACAGTTTCAGCATTTTGAATATCTGAATCATAAATAGCTAAATCTTCTTCTGATATATCTTCTTCTGCTGGCAAATCTTCACCGGCATACACATATAAGCCTATTCCATAAGTAGCAATACATTTAGCAAGGCAACGCATCATAGCATCACTAATTTTTCTAGCATCAGGATTTTTAATAGCTTGATTTCGATTATCCATAACTGGTAAGTGCATGGTCATAGTTTTTCCAAATGCTGTAACTTTGCAAAAAACCATCATGGTTTCATTAAAAATTTTAGGTTCTAAAAATTCCCAATTAGCCATAGGATCTTGTAAAAGTAATTGATCTATAGCCCATGTCCAACTAAGGTATGTTAAATTACCTTTTTTTTCAGTGTGTTCATTAACATTAATTGCTCTTAATTCTTTGTAATTCATTTTTAATCCTTTCGTGATTATTCGTAGTCATTACCTATTAAACCAGCATTAAAATCTTCAATTGCTTGCTTTTCAGCTTGTTTTTCCATTTCATCCATTACCATTAAATAAATATATCTTCCTAATGCAAGAAATTCTTTATTTTTTGCAATGTCTAAAATGCAATCAACATCTTTTTGTGGAGCATCATTAATAACATTACTGAAATTTTCCCAGTTGAATGGATCATATAATGATCCTTCAGTCATATACTCTCTAGTGCGATCTGAAATTTTTTCATCCATAAATGGATCTTCTTCAGGGTAATATGGTTCTTGTAACCAGTTGTCATAACTCATTTTTATTCCTTTCGTGAAATAGGGTAGTAAAATTACTACTTAAAACTATTATATCATACTTCTAAATAAATACTATGACATTTGCAAAAAGAACTGATAAAAACCAACAAGAAATTATGGATGCTATGCGAAAGATGGGAGCAAGTGTGACTGATCTTAGCAAAGTGGGAAAAGGTTGTCCTGATCTTTTGGTGGGCATCAATCAAAAAACAGCCCTAGTTGAGATTAAATCCAGTAGCAAAGTCAAGTACACAAGTCATCAAGAAAAATGGCTTGAAACATGGAAAGGTGGAACTGTAGCTAGGATAGATTCAATAGAATCAGCCATACAACTCATAAAAATACTTTCAAAATAACTCACAAATTTATTTGTTTATTAAAATATTTTTATTTATTATTATTGCATTTCTTCTTAATTTTGTGTTATCGTTTTTTTAAGGAGGATTTATGGAAGAAATTAAAAAACATTTGCAAGTTGAATTTGGTACTTTAGATGAGCTTTCAAAGTTATTAGGTGTTAGAAATACAGCAGTTTATAACTGGCTTTCTAGGAAACAAATACCTATTAAACATTTGAAAAAAATTAGCGTTTTATCTGAAGGAAGATTAACAAAAGAAATGCTTAGACCTGACTTGTTTGGAGAATGATATGTTCAATATTATTAAAGCAATTGATTTTGATACAAAAATTTTAAATGAATTTAATGTTAATCAATTTTATATTGATGATGATGTTTTAATATTAACTCATGGTGGTTATAGCTATGAGATTCCATTAATTGATCTTAAGGATGGCAAAAAAGCAATATTTTGGATTCGCCAAGTTGAACAAAAAACATGGCTTGATAGAAATGAATTATCAAAATTTATACAAATAATTTGTCTTTTGAATGGAATTTAATTGATGCCTGACAGATTAATCCGAGATGAACTTCTCAATTCTGAACGATATTGGTCAGTTTCTGATGAAGCAAAACTTCTTTACATTCATTTAATTTTATCTGCTGATGATACAGCTCGTTATTCAGGGAAAAATTTTACCTTAAGAACAAGATGTTTTTCAGGTCGTGGAATGGAATCGAATCGTATGGAAATTTTGCTAACAGAACTGGTTGATCAAGATTTAATACGACTTTATTTTGTAAATAATGAAAGGTTTATTTTTATACCAAGATTTAAACAAAGATTAAGATTTGTAAATAGCAAATATCCAATACCACCTAATGAAATCAATGACATAACAATTAAAAAGACTGACTTAAGTCAGACTAAAGACAGTCTTAAGACAGGCTCAAGTCAGCAGAAGAGAAGAGAAGAGAAGAGAAGTAATACATATACGAGTGATTTTGAATTGTTTTGGAAAGCATATTCAAAGTTTGTAGGTAAAAGTGTTGCTTTTAAAGAATGGAACAAATTAAATCCTGATTCTGAACTTATAAAGGTAATTATTGAAAAAGCAAGAGCTCAAGCTATTGCAATACCTGAATCTAAATATCGTAAAGACGCTGAACGATGGATTAGAGATAGGAGATGGGAAGATGAGTTAATTGTAAAAACATCAAATGATGATATTTTTGCATCACTAAGGAGACCAGTATGATTGGAGAAAAAGAAGCATTTTTACATTTTTATCGAGGAAATAATTTTAATGGAATATTTATGATTGTTGGTGATAAGCCTTATTGGTTTAATCCAAATGATCAAGATTTTTCAATGCCAAGCATTTATACAGAACAAAATAGACCTAAACCATACGATTGTGGTTTCTTTAAAGACCAAAAAATACACCTGATTCAATCCAAAACTGCTACAGATGAGTTTTTTTTCCTATGGTATAGACATATCCTTACCTTATCCCCAAAAACGCTTTTAACGATTGATTCAGAGAGTGAACTTTATGTTAATTGATATTGATTTAAATAAATATGCTGAATATTCAGAAATACGCAGTCGTGTAAATGAAAAATCAGATTTTGAGAATGAAGTTTTAGAATATTTCAAAACAAGACAAAATGGAATTTTAGGAGATAAGTTGCCTTTTCCTGATGCTGACCAAAAAATAGGATTTAGGCGAAAAGAAATAACTGTTTTAGCTGGTGTAAATGGTCATGGTAAATCTTTAATTCTTGGACAAATAGCATTAGACATTGTTAATAAAGGTTCAAAAATATTAATGGCTTCATTAGAAATGCCACCAGTATCAACATTAGCAAGAATGACTAGACAGGCAACTGGTTCAAACATTCCTAATAAACATCAAATAAATAAGTTTATGAAATGGAAATTAGATCATTTTTATTTATTTAATCATGTAGGAAGCCTAGAAACTTGGCAAGTCATTAGTTTATGCAGATATGCTTCAATTGAGTTAGGTGTAACTCATGTAATCATTGATTCTTTGACTAAATGCACCAAAGGTGAAACTGATTATGATGGTCAAAAAGACTTTATGAATCAATTATGTGAAGTTGCAAAAGAAATGAATATACATATTTTTTTAGTTCACCATGTAAGAAAAGGAAATGATGAAACTGAAACAGCTAATAAATTTGATTTAAAGGGATCAGGCTCAATATCTGATCTTGTAGATAATGTAATGATTATTTCAAGAAATATAAAAAAAGAACGAGAAACTGAAAGAAATCTATTACCTGATAACTCAGAACCTGATGCCGCATTAATTATTTCAAAACAGCGTCATGGTGATTGGAGTGGAAAAATTGGATTATGGTTTGATAAGAAAAGCCAACAATTTACTGAAAGTTTTCAACAACCTATTATTAATTATTTGGGGGATTTGTGAATTATTTATCTGTTTGTAGTGGAATTGAAGCCGCTTCTGTTGCTTGGAATGATTTTAATTGGAATCCTATAGGATTTTCTGAAATTGAAAAATTTCCTTCAGAAGTTTTAAAACATCATTATCCAAATGTTAAAAATTTTGGAGATATGACTAAATACAAAGAATGGAGTTTAAATGGAACAGTTGGACTTTTGGTCGGTGGAACACCTTGTCAATCCTTTAGTGTCGCAGGACTTAGAAAAGGACTTGAAGATCCACGAGGAAACCTCGCACTCACCTATGTTGGAATTCTTGATAGATTTAAACCAAAATGGTTCATTTGGGAAAATGTGCCGGGTG